CTCGTTCTGAGTACTAAAGTTCTGCAACTTTGTTATTAATTCTGATAATAGATGTACTTTACTCATACAGCTATTTATACAATTAAAACTCTACTTATTAATAAATTCTAATTCTTCTTCAGTATAAGGCCACATTTAGTATGTCTTTCTATAAACTTTTTCGCCACGTGCTACTGATCTAATATCGCCTCTGCATAATCCAATATCATTTAATTCAAAATCAGTTAAATCTGATAATGCTCTTTCAGTTTGTCTTCTACTTTGAGTGCGACTGTATGCACGTTTTAACCAGCCTAATTTGTTTGTTATAGTATTAATCATTTTTATTATCCATGTATAAACTTTTTGCTTCTTCGTGAAACCCATCACGGTGCAACTGTGAGGCTGCTCTAGCACGTCCAACTGCTTCACCAAATCCCCAAAGTGCTAATAGCACTGTTAGAGTTGCGTTTTTAATCTTTTCACAAACTTCGCATGTTTGTTTATATATTAATGTTGCTGTCATTTTATTGTTACCTTCTTTGCATGCCAAGACTTTGGTGCCTGGCCATCGTTTTCTAACATATAGGTGTAGGCATATAGCCACTCATTACCATATTCTGTTTTTGCATATGTCATAAGTTGTTTATCATAGGCCACACTTCGACGGCGCCCGTTGAACAACCTTGACCATGCATTAAAAAATGTCGTAGTCATTTTATTCTCCGTTTTTATATATGTGTGGATGATTTTGGGAAAGCATCCGTTTTGCCAGTCTCTCCTGGCCGCTACCACGATACCTCATAATGTATCGCTTGTAAGGCATGGGTTATGCCCTGGTCTTTCCCAGAGTCAGTTAGCGTGGCACTAACTGCCGCTCTTTTTTTCTGAGCCGAGGTCGCTCTATACTACTTTGTATATCTAAATAATAACACAACGTTGTGCTATTCTTAATACACTTTTATTTATCTAAGATAAATGTTTTTAGCCGTTTTATTTATGCAATTCCGATTTGCATTATAAACATAGCTTAAAGTTTTGTTGTTGTACTTTCGTACGTACGATTAAATTGATTTTGTACTTTTACAAACGTAGCACATCTCATTAAGTGTTTAAGTCTTTGAGCGCCTGCGTAGGTGCATGAACTTCTAATGCCACCTAATATAGTTTGTATTGTATTTGCAACTGCTCCACGATATGGCACTAATACTTCACGACCTTCACTAGCACGATAATCTTTTAGACCACCAAAGTGTTTTGTATTGGCTGCATCTGAACTCATACCATAAAACTGTATAAATGATTTTTCTTTATAAACTTTTTCAAGTCCTTGAACTTCATTTGTAATATATTTTTTAGTAATTACCTCACCGCCGCCTTCATCATGGCCAGCAAGCATACCACCAAGCATAACAAAATCTGCTCCGCCGGCAAAGGCTTTAGCGATATCTCCAGGGCAAGTACACCCACCATCAGCAATGACGTGACCGCCAAGTCCGTGTGCTGCGTCGGCACACTCAATAACTGCCGAAAGTTGCGGATATCCGACACCAGTTTGTATCCTAGTAGTGCAAACAGACCCGGGACCAATGCCCACTTTAACAATATCTGCTCCATTTAAAATTAACTCCTCTGTCATTTCTCCGGTAACTACGTTACCTGCTATAATTACTATATTTGGATATTGTTTTCTAAACTTTCTAACGAAGTTGCTAAAACGTTCACTATATCCATTTGCTACATCAATACAAACATACTTTAAACCTTTGCTTGATTGTGCATATACTTGAGAAAACTTATCAGCATCTTTGTCTGTGATACCAATACTTATTGCTACATAGTCTCTGCGTTCTTCACTATCTGTTCCAAAGTATGCCGCTAAATGTTCTACACTGTAGGTTTTAACTAAGCAAGTCATAATATGTCGCTTTGCTAATTCGTCAGCCATTTCAAATGTACCAACACCATCCATATTAGCAGCCATAAGTGGAGTACCACGATAGTGTCTGTATTCTGCATTGTCTGGAAAATCTGGCGTATAGTTACGAAATGTAAAACCACGTTCTAAGTCTACTTCTTTGCGACTACCTAGTGTTGAACGTTTTGGACGAATAAGTACATCACTGTAATCTAGTTTTTGATCTTCTTCAATTCTCATCTCTTTTATCCTTTATGTGATTGTAGTCTAAATATTGCGAGCACCATTCATAAAATGCTCTATCTGTATCTGGCCAACATTCTGCAAATACTAAATCTTTTCTATGTTCTCTAAATGCTTCTCTTACTTGTTTTTCAGTTAGTGGTGAATCGGTACTATTCACAAACCCTCTTTCTGAGATCTGTTGTGCTGAATCTATGATCTCTTTTATTAAAATGTAAATCAATATCACGTCTTTTACAAATATCTTTTCCTGTAAAATCTTTTTCTCTGTATTCTTCACCTAGTATGCGTACATCAATATGATACATTTCTAGGATATCTTCTAAATCTTTTTCTAATGCGTATGGAATAATTTCATCTACATATTGAACTGCATTAAGTTGTGTATAACGCTCTACTATTGATTGAATCGGTGGATTCTTTTCTGCTCTATCAATGGTTGGATCCATTTGTAATCCACAAATTAAATAATCACATTGTTCTTTTGCTTCTCTTAACATTTGTACATGTCCTGCATGTAATAAATCAAATGTACTGCATGTAAATCCTATTTTCATATTAATAATCCTTGTACAAAGTTCATTGCTACTGCTGTTCCAGTTATAGCACTTCCTATCATAATAGCTCTATCGCCCCAAGCCATTCCAACAAATATCCATCCTACACTACTAATCATATATGCTACTTGACCCCAATATACTAATCCAGCACTAATTAAAAACACACCACAAACTGCAAAACCCATTGCTGTCCATTTAATATACCAGTCTGTTGTACCAACTGGTGTTGTGGGAGTAAGGTCTTCTACTTCTGTTTGTAATTCTGCTAATTCTTGTTTAAGACGTCTACGCTCAGCACCAAGTTCCATAGCCAGCTTTCCAGCTTTGGTCATTTGACTTTCTTTGTACTGTTCTTTAACTTCTTCTTGTATTGCGTCTTTTATTTCTTCTTGCATCATAAACCTAATATTCCATATGCTTCGTATGGTAGCCAGTGTGTTTTCATCCTTTCAGGATTCCATAATACAGTAATTATATTATCTAACTTCCAACTCTCACACGATCCATATTCGTCTGTAGCTAAACATGTTGCACCAGTAGGTATAGTTTTTAAAATCTCTTCATGCCTACTGCATACTTCAATGCTACTATCTTTATAGTTTACACTATGATTGTGTGTATGTCTACCGTTTTTTTCTAAAGTTCCGCCATGTGCAACCGTAAGGAATTGACAACCTCGGCTTATGCCTAAGATTGGTTTATTGTAAAGTTTTGCTAAATCTAACGTGTGTTTTTCAACCCGTAACCTGTTTTCATTGTATTGCCAATCGCCTGGCATCATGCTATTACCACCTGTAAACACTACTAAGTCACTATCAACTATTGTGTCTGTTCGGTAATGTTCTAAATGATTTGGTATGGGTATTAACGTATGCCCTGAAAACATATCATAAAATCCATGATCTATGCTATCGTAAGGTCCGTTTCGAAATTCAATCACACGTTGCGTGATTGCTATTTTCATTTATTTGTTTATTCTGTTTTTTCTATTGTAACATCTAACGGATAAGAACTTTGTCTTGCGTTAGTTATGGTTTCTACACATTTTTGTTCAGCTACTTCGTAACTATATGTGCCTGCTATGCCTCGGCCTTTTTCGTGGACCTCAAGCATCACAGAGTTTGCTTGTTCTGTCGATCTATTAAAAATCGTCTGTAAGATATTTACTACAAACTCCTGCGGAGTAGAATCATCATTTAACAATATTACATTGTATCGTGATGGTGTTTTTAATTTAGTTATTTCTGCTACGCTACTTGTTGATGCTTGAGTCATTTTTTACCTTATATTAGTCGATGTTAATAGTACGTGGTTTCTTTTCGTCTGGAATATTTTGTTCCAATGTAACTACTAAGATTCCGTTATCTAACTTCGATGATGTCACTTCTACATAATCAGCTAAACTAAATTCTCTTGTAAAGTTTCTAGTTCCAATGCCTTTGTGTAAATATTCAATCTCTTCTTCGCTTGTTTTCTTTTCAGCGTTGATTGAAAGTGCATTACCGTCTTGTTGGATTTTTATTTCGTCTTTATCAAAACCAGCTACTGCTAGGCTAATTGTATAGCTACTGTCACTTTCCTTTACAATATTGTAAGGTGGGTAACCGCCTGTGTTTGTTGCGAAGTTATTCAACATCTCATCAAACATACTATCAAATCCTATTGTAGTTTTATAAAAATCCGGAAGATTTAGTGTTGTTAGTCTTGTCATATCTTTTCTCCTTTATTAAGCAAGATTATTTAGAACCCTTTCGGCGTTCTATGTATACGGTAGGAATCAGTCCTTTTGTATACACTATTATTTATCCACATTTGTGGACAAATTCAGTTAAACGTATTAGTATAGCCTTTTCTTCTCTACAGAATCTTTTGCTATTTCTCTACGTCTTCTAGCTCGGCCTGCCGCCTCTGCTTTAAGTCTTTTTTCTGTGTTACTTATAAAATATCTACGTTCACGTATTTCATTCATAAGTCCAGTTTTCATAACTATTTTTTTAAGTTTTCTAATAGCTTGTTCTACATTGCCATTTCTAACTTCAACAGAAAGTCCGTTTCCAAAACCTTCTTTTTCGTTACGTCTATTATTTCTATTATAGTTTCCCATATTCACCTTTTATATTTTCCCAGATACACGATTG